ACCCAATGCAAATGTAACGGCTATCCAACCATAATGACCTATGAATTGTTCCATAAGACTTTGCGCTTGGCTGTCCATTATTATCTCTCCTGTTAATTAATTAGATGTTCGTTCTATTATAAATATAATATATACTCTGAATTAAACATCAAACCGCAAAACAAAAGACATATCCATTTCTGGATCATTTTTAATTGGTTTTGAAGTTCTACCTACAATCAATAACTCATTATTATCATTATATAAACCAACGGTAGTTATATATGGAGCAAATTGAGAATGTGTAACAAAATTTTCTGCGAATTGAGTTGCCTGGTAACTTGATGAATATGATCCGCTACCTGTTAATCCTGGATTATCACCTGGAGGAAAATAATAATGTGGTTTGGCTCCTTCTACAACCGTAACACTACCACTTCGTTGATAGGTAGCACTAATATTTTTTGTTTTATTAAATTGTCCGGCTGGTGCTATAACTGTATATTCGTGTTGATAAATTGTATGAGTTGATCTATAATCTATTTCAAATCCATCTGTTCCAGTTCCAAGTGCTACATCTTTATAAGAACCTGTATCTGTAAAAACCAACATTCCTGTTTTATAAAATACATTTCCTATAACACTACCACTTCCTTCTGAAGTCCATGTTAATTGTGGATATTTAAAACTACCACTTTTAAATGCTGCATAACTTGATGAATATGCAAAATCATAAAGATTACCATCTCCATCATCTTTAATTGTAAAAGTTACATCCGTACTATTATCTGTTACTTGTACTGATTTAGGTTTTATTTCTTCACCAAATAATTCTTGTGGAACTGAAATAACAGAGCATGAATCATGTAAAAGTCTATATTGTTTGTTTGAATTTGTTGGACCATAACTTAGAAATGGTTCTTTTCTTCCAGATGATTTAGGAAGTTTTGGATTTTTACTAAATCTTTCATAGTAAAGATTGTTTATAGTATAATAAACTGGTAAAGAATAATATGTTCCGAGACTATATGGCTCTTTACCTACACTTGCAGATATTGAACTATAAATTCCAAAACTCTGGGATGCCGCGGAACTTGTTAAATAATTATAAGCACTTCCACTAACTCCTCTTAAACCATATACACCACTTCCACTATCTACATTGGTAAATTGAAATCTTTTGTATGTTTTAAAAGGTTCGATGGAAACGTCTTGTGGATGGACATTTCTTAACATAAAGTTTGCCCCCTATCAGTTAAAAGTCAAGTTTAACTTTTATAAGAGCTTCCCTCGAATAAGATTTAAGTACAGGTTGACTTAGTTTAGCAACTGCCAATAATTCATTTGCATCATTGTAAAGACCAACAGTTGTAATATATGTTTTTGGATCTTTAAAGAATGTAGGTTGTGTAAATTCTCCAGTCGAACTCGTAAAAAAAGTTGGATTATTACTAAAGTTAAATTCCTTATTTCCAGCTCTACAAAAATAATGAGTGGAAGAAAGTCTTTCTTCTCTTCGGCCTTGGAATAAAGCCCCTTGTACTATTGAATCAAAAAATCTCGGTACATTACCACCAAGTGTATTTGAAGTTGTTACAGTAGTAATATCTGCTACTAAACTATCCATTTGAGCCGCATTTAATATTATTAATCCCATGTCAGGATAAAATAATCCATATCCACCACCTGCTTGTGAAGCTGCTGCTGTTTTAGTAGAAGTAGTACCAGTTTGGATTGAACCACTTACAACATTAAATACACGACCACCTACTCCTGTTGATGGATTAGCGGTTGCTCCACTATCATCAATTAATTTGACTTGATTGTCATTCCCAGCATCTAAATGAAGTTCCCAATTCCCTGGATCTACTTTTTCTCTCATACGAGCTCTTCGTAAAGATATTGCGTAAAAATGTTTTGAAGTTGTATCTGCTGCGTATGTGAATCTATCTACATTTGGACCTAATAGTAAATTAACAAGTTGTGCGTGAATTGCTGCAGATGCTCTATTTCCTGTTGCTGCACCCTTTGTTCCTAAAGAACCACTACCATCTATATGGCCATATGTTATAGAAAACTGAACTTCAGCTTCGCTATCAGTTAATGGACTTGTTTTATAAATATCGTAGTAATAATTACCCAAGCTTGAACTTTGTGCGGACTGCGTAAAAAACGCAGTTAATGTATTTGCACCACTACTCCAAATCCCTGACGAAATTACACTTTTTATATTTTTTACTACATCATTACCTTCATCAAAAAGTTTAAATGCTCCTGATAATGCCATTGCTATCTCCTTCTATAATTCTTATGATTGTGAACCACCACCCGGACTTCCTTGATCTGTCTTATTAACAGTTATAGATATCGTAGATGTTGCTCCAGTTTGATTACCTACAATTGTCAATTGAGTAGCTTTTTGGTTTGGGGTTGTAAATATTTGAGGAAGTACTCTTGCAGTTAATCCACTTACATTCTGACTTTGTGTTAATTCTTCATCACTTAAAGTAACAGGAACTAATGGTGCTGACGGACTTGGTGCCGCCTGACCAACTGTAAGTCTAGCCACACTTGTATCATGTACAATAAAAGTATACCCTTGTTCTGAATCAGTTGAATTCAAAGTTCCAGGTGCTACTAATTCTCCGTTTCCAGCGCCTGAAGAAAAATTTATGGATGCAATTGCTACATCAAGAATAGGTAATCTTGAAGTTTCTTTTGGTAACGTTACAAGTTTATATTTTAATACTTGTGTCTCATCTGGAACTGGTTCTAACAAAGGCATATTTTCAATAACTGCCCCATAATAGTTAGTTCCATTAGGATGAGTAGTATCCCAAAGTCGATAATCTACTTCATCATCTGCAATTGCAAATTTTGTTACTGCAAATTCGTTTCTACCACGAGCTAAAAGTTCTCTACCACGTTTGGTAAGAATAGCATCTATGGTAATCGTTGTGTTATTAAGAAATCCCATTTTTTTCTCCTACATATTGGTTTTTTTGTTTTTAAACGGAGTTTAATACTTGATAGTGAATAAAACTTTCTCACTTATAAATATATCAAACTTTAATTTTTATTAGTTTTTTATACAGTCTTGAGTTTAGATTCTCCAGGATCCTGAGTTACAAGTGTAGTTGGTGAAGTTATAGTTATGGAAACTGGAGGTTCTTTGTCCAAAGTCGTATATTTTGTCTGTTGGCATCCTAAATATGCCAATCTAAAATATGCATTATCATGACCAACACTTTGTATTTCACTTCTATGTAATGACCGAGAAGAATAATTTCTTCGTTCTGTGTCCCAAGTGTATCCATGATCTTGCGATGCATCTTTGGCTGTTGTATAGAAAAATTTATATTCAAAATTATGGTCTGACAATACAGATGCAGTTATGTTAGGTTGTAATGCTTCCCTAAATATGTATTCTGGACCTCCAGTAGGTATATCTACTTTACCCCATTTTTCTTCACCACCCTTCCATCCATCAAATGATGATGAAAGAATATATAATGAACTTACTCCAAATGAAGCAGTAGTTTCACCCTCATAATAATTATATGAGCCAGTTACAAATGTAGCATCAAAGAAACTAGCCGAACCTTCATAATATGAAGATGTTCCAGTTGGTATAGGTAGAGCCTGAGGTATTGATGCAGTAAGTGGAATATTTTCTGCGGATGATGATTGTACATACATATTCACCGCACCCCTAACCACCAAATCTTCAAAAGTAGGTTGTTTTCCTACAACTTCCTTTTTTCTTTCAAGTATATTTGGTTCAATTAATAACCCAACACTTGCACGGGCTCTTGCTGGAACAAATTTTCTTAATTGTTCAAAAATAGAACTATCGTAATATCTAATTAATCTTATATAATCCCAAAAATTATTTGGAGAATCATATTTTTGCCAATAAGTCGTGGCCACGTCTTCAAGTTGTCTATATCTGTATTTATATTTATCCCTTGGATCACCAATATATTGGTCAAAATCTAAATTAGCAACTGAACGAATTATATCTTGATTAATAACATCTGTTGGAGAAAAATATATTCCTAACTTATTAGAATCAAGGGAAGCTAAATCAAATGCACTTACTTCAGCCCTTTTATTAAGAGATAATCCACCAAATACTAATTTACTACTCTCCAATCTTATTTTATTTGCAACTCTCCTATTTGGACCTAAATTTGGAATTAATGTTTGTTCTTCATCTACAACAGAACTAAAATGTGGTCTGTTACCTGCTGTATATCCGTTTGCTGTTCCTGCCTGAATATAAGATTGGTCTGCACTTGTATCTCGAATTGAAGTTGAACTATCAAGATTTTTATTATCATCAAACGAATATCGTAATACTAAATCTGTCCATGAAGCTGATGCATGATTTCCAGCAAAAGATTTAGGAGCCTTTACATGATTATCAAATGAACCAGAATTTAATGCTGTGTTCCAATAACGAAATTCCATCATAGAACCACTAAATTGATTACCAAAATCATCAGTTGATTTACCACCAATATATGCTGTTTCATCTCCTACAAACGAACTATTCCACGATGAACTTGTTGCCCCATGAATAGACATCGTTGTATAAGATTCTAAATAAATTTTACTTCTACCCTCATCATACTTCTTAACATATAATCTATAATCAATAACTTGTGAAGTAGTATCTGCTGCTAACTGAACTCCACTAGCGGATACACGAGTTAACATTACAGAATAAAACTCACCATCATAAATTGGTAAAGAATCTGATGTAAGTTCTGCGGCACTTCCTGCAGATGCGTTCAATACAAACGAAACAGACCCATAATTATCTGATGAATCATTATCTTTTAATCTTATAGCAAAACCATGAGTAGTTCCTGCTTGAAATAAGGTTTGGTTAGAACCACTCGCGGCTCTAAATCTTAATTCTACCGTATCTGGTTTTCTACCACTATTAGAATCATTTGCCCATGTTGTTTGGATGAATTGTCCAGCTTTAAAATCTATTGCTTTAGTAAAATTTCTTGTTATATCATACGATGGTTGTGCATCTGGATCTGGATCGGGTCCTCCATATTCTTTAACTCTTAAAATACTTGATGGTATACCATAACAATTTATCAACCCTTTAAAAGAACGAATAGTTCCTCTTGTTTTAAGAAAGAATGGCATATTATTAATAAATCGTTTCCATATTTCTCTTGAAATATCTCTTTCAGGAGTAGTAGAATATGAAGTATATTGATTAGAATTATCTCCAGATCCTGTTGCTTCTTGGCCAAGAATATATCTTGGTAAATCTACCATATCTTTACCATCATTAAAATAAAATCCAAGAGAAGTTCCAACTGCATATATTAAATCTCTTGATAAACCTTCAGTTAATTTTTGTCGTCTATCATATATTTGTGGAAGTTCATTTATGTATGTCCAAATATTATCAAAGTGTTCTCCAGTCATATTAATAAAAGTATGAAATGGTGCATTTGAACTTTCATTTAATATATGATCGGGAAGATTAGCTAATAATCTATCCTTATTCTTTTTATCATATAAAGATGCAGATGTTATTTGATTATCATACCAAGATATAGCTTGAGACGCAGTAACTGGATATGAAATATATGGGTTTAATCCAGTACCAGTTCCTCCGGATTTTGGCCATGAATTATCAAAAAATTGTCCAAGTGAACTTGTATAATAAGAAGAACTCTGATAGTACATATAATTTTCAAATGGAGTAAGTTCATTTTTAATCTTACGAACTTTCATTGCCAAACTTGCTGTTTGTGCGTATGTTAAAGAACCAGAAATACCCAATAAACTATTACTTTGACTTGTATATAATTCTACCTTCTGTAATTTAGTTTTAAAGTTTTTTAATCTATCTTCAATAGAACTAAAATGTATAAAATTTTCCCATTGTCTATAATCCACACCAGTAAGTTCTATACTTTCCATAAAACTACCACTTACAATTTCATTTTCAATTTGTTCTCTTATACTTTCATCACTCGTAACTAAAGCATTATAAGTTTTAAATTTTGTATCTCGTTCAACATAATAACTTTCCGCGTGACTTTCTGTGTCCCATTTCGGATTTCTTAAAACTACAGCATCTATATCTTCTTCTACAAAATCTACTAACTGTACTGTTTCTGTATAAGGTGGAGCCATTTCCCGTACAACATAGGTTAAATCACCTTCCTCTATTCCATCTGGTAATGGTTCATATAATCTATAGATTATTGAATGTGGATATTCTACATATGAATCTACATCTTCCTGTTGATTTAAGGTAAGACTTGATTTATCATCATCAAATAGTAAATAAGTGTATAAATCTTTTTCATTTTCTGGATAAATAATTTTCCAGTTTGGGAACGAGTTAGGCATTCCACTTATATTACCTACATCTTCTCCTACTGATGACCAATTATTATCAACAACAATTTCTGTATTATTTACAACACTAATAATATTAGCAGTATAAGATTCATATGTTGGAACTTCAACATCTGGACCAGTTTTGAAAAAACGAGGTTCTACTTCTCCAAAATTAACCCATATACCAGGTGGATCTTTATATTTCCAAAGATTTCCATCGTCATCAAGTATTTCTTGTCCAACAAATTCTGGATCTTTATCTAATCGCCATTGACCTGGAGGTGGAAGTGGGTCCCAAACCCAAATGTTTCCGTCAGCATCTGTAAATGGTGATGGTAGATTTGGTGGACTTCCAGTAGGTGGTGTGACATCCAGAACAATGGGTACTTCTATATCAAAACCAAGTTTCCTAAGTGCATCAAGTAAATTTCCGGCAGACGCAGATGCATTAGCATCAGCAATATCATCAAGTGAAGGTTCTCGTTTTTTCCGTAACATCATAACAGCTCCAGCCACTAATCCGGCGACCAAAGCTCCAAGTGCTAAATATGGTAAGGCTGCTTTTAATTTATCTAATAACCCACTTAAATCTGGAACGTTAAATGTACTTTTTGGTGCTTCAGGTGCAGATTGACCACTACCAGCTGCATTAGCACCACCACCACTACCACCACCAGCACCTTCTACTTCAACACCTTCACCACAAGCACCCATTCGTGGTATCATTGTGTTTTCATTACCGCCCCAATATATTATTCGATTTTTCATTATGTTAGTACTGTAAAAGTTACACTTATACTTATATCTTCACCACCCATTGTAACAGTCTGAGAAGTTGGATATGGTGTAGGCCAGTTAAAACCAGTTGGGCCTGCATCTTCACCCCAAGTGTTTATTCTGTAGTAGTCATCTGGAACAACTGTTATATAATGTGATGTTCCTTGTCCCGCTGTTATAGTCCTCGATGATCCGGCAGAACCTTGATCTATTTTCACTTGGCCATGAGTTCCTGCAACAACCGTTAAAGTATACATTGGCAAACCTGCAAAATTTGCAGTAACAGTTGCACCCTGACTTACCACTATCGTTGTAGCTGCAGCATTTACATTAGTAACAACTCCAGCTGGAGCTGTCCAATCTACAAACTCATAATTAGTAGCTGGGTTTGCAGTAATAACAACAGTTGCACCTTCATCAAAAGTACCATCGCCTGTAGTAGTTCCCTCTCCCGTTCCCGTTTGGGTTATTATAGAATATTGTTCTGATGTATCACCCCCAGAATCATCACCTCCAGAATCATCATCTCCTGAATCATCATCTCCTGAATCTTCATCTCCTGTGGAAGTAGTTCTTACTAAATTTCCATCAATTATAAGTAAATTTAATGTATTTGGATTAGTTATTCCATATTCTCCAGTAAGTTCTATAGGAGGACCATCTGGAATAGCATCAGATACATCATTTGAGAGCTCCATCCCATAATCTATATATTCAGCAATAGTATCGAGTACCTCTGTCTCTGGATTCCATAGTTTATGTTCTCCCACATATTGACCTGTTATTACTGATAACTGCCAGGCTTCTGCCATCTCTCCAATATACCGTTTATGTCCACTTTGTATATAATACAGTGCGGACTGAGTATTTTGTACAATACGGCCATCCCAAGGACTTGTAGGTGCTACTGAATCTGGAGATGGTGGTTCTATAAATGGTCCGACTGTTACTTTATTGTGTGTTCTATCTTGTCTATCTAATAAAGTATCTGGACTATAAGTAAAATTTGGAGTCATTATTGTTACTGATGGAGTAAAAGTGCCAGCTTCAGAAGGACTTACATCATATGTATGTATTGCATATGGAACATCAGTAAGTTCTGTATGACCACATCCAAAATCCCAATAATATCTCATGTTCATGTAATGAGTATACATTTTTTTATGTCTACCAATTTCATTTTTTCCATATAAATCCCAATGTTTTTGTCCAAACGATGCTTTATCCGTAACTCCATGATTAGTAGCGTACCATCCAGTCATTAGTCCATTAACACTATTGGCATTCCACACTGCAAGTAAATCTCCCAGTGAATTTACATAATCTTCAGGGTCATATATACTCGGAACTGCATTCTGTGGTACAAGAGCAGACCCCATTTTATTACTAACACTATATATTACAGTATAACCTTCCCATTCAGCAGGCACCACCGTATCTAACCTTCCCCCATTCGCCCGTAAATCTGCTTCAGGAATTGCACCTTCTAATTCCCAATTTGAATTTTCTTCTGTAGATGCCTGTAATTCATGTCCTACTATAAAAGCTTCTTCAACTTCAAGTGTTCCACCAAGATATTTATCTAAAAATCCAACATCATCAGGATGTTTAGCATCAAATGTAAAACCTGTACTATTTGGATTACCAAATTTTCCTTTACCATATACATCGGTCCCAGCACTCATCACCAAAGGAGAATATTCATTTACAAGTTTAGATAGACTACTAAATTCATCTTTATATTTATTTAAATTAATTGATTGAGGAGCTAAACGAACTTCTTTTTTATCTGCAGATATCTTATCAATAAAAAATTTATATTCTTTTACATCAAGTTCACTTGGTGGGCTTCCATCTACTGGTGGAATTTCTCCTTGAAATACTTTACCATCTTCATCAACATAAAAAAGACCCATTGGAATACCAGTAAGTTGTGGATTGCCACTATGAACTACTCCCGATTCATCACCTACAGTTTTAGTCAAAACAATTTCATCTGCGCCTGCTAATCTCCTATAAAAAAAATACTTAATCTTATAATCACCACGAGTAAAACCAACTCTTCTTAAATCATTACCTGGTTTTAATTTTATAGTGTTACCATCATTTTCAAAATCTTCACTAATATCAGACTTAATATACGTATCATTTAAATCATATATACAAAACTTTACAAAATCTTCTACGTGATTACCAAAAGTAGGAAAGAGATGGCCGGACTCTCCTAAAATTTCCATTCCTTCTTTTTTTAGAAGTTTAAAATCTTTATCACTTAATCTGGTTCGTTGTCGTGGCATTTTATGTAAGTTCCTTTATCTCTCTATCTAAAACTGTATTCCATAAATCACCTTTATGATACCTTGGAGATTTCTTATCAACTGTTATATATTGATCTGGTCTTTCGTAATTTAATCCTGTATCTGGATCTTCAAATGCTACAAATGTACCGGCACCATTTCGTATTGGAATCTTAGGTTCTAAAGGAATAACATTACCATTATCATCAATAACTTCTGTTACATTTTTAAATGTTACTGCATCTTTAAGTTTCTTTAGATAATCAACTCTATCTTGTTCATGAAGTCGTTGCCAAAACTCATTTTTCTTTAATTCTTCCACTGTATATGGCATTTTATCTCACCACTTTAAAGGAATGTTTTTCATCAAAATATTGAACAGTTTCGTCTGTAGTTCCACTACCACTTACAACTTTATAGTTTACTCTATAAAATCTTTCTGACTGTAATCCATTCATCCACAAATTAAAATAATTTCCTGTAGAATCACAACTTACTACTGAACCACTTCCGAAAGGTATTATAACATCTTCGGTATAAGCATCCTTGATTTGATAATATGTACTTCCACTTGGTAGATATTTTGCTGTTGTATATCCAGTTTGATATTGATCGGTAGCTGAATATGTTCTTTCTGGAAACCTTTCTCTACCAACTACTCTAAATTTTATTTTTGAATTTTCTTTGTATTTAGGTCGTAGTCCTCTCATATAAAGATTCATATCTTCTAAATTTGCTGATGTAAGTGGTGATAAACTTCCCGTCGCCCAAGTAGAATCATCCCAAATAATTTCTAGCTTTGGTGGATATATCGTATGAGTTTCACGAGAAAAGAAACTAAAATGTCCATACCTTGTAGTGTTCCCTTCTTCAACAAGTGAACTAGCATTTCCAATACTACCACTTCTCTTTAACATAAATCCTTCATTTGGAACTGTACTATGTAACCATTTCCACGTAATATCAGTTACATCCATTCTTAAATCTGCTGGTTCATGAGTAAAAGATTGAGATGCTTCATATCCACTTCCACTATACCAAGTTCCACCTGATTCAGAAACCTCATTCCATTGAGTTCTCGTAATTCCATTGTCTTTCCATTTCCATCCCGCTCCATCTTCTACTACTGGATAAAAATTAAATCTTCCAGATCCATTTTCCCAAGATTGACTTACTGGATATCCATATAAAGTTTGTGCTACATTTAATTCTTTAGAATTAGCATCATATAAATTTAAATAAAATTTTGTTTGTGAACCAGATGTAATTAATCCAGATGATATTGATTTTGATACATAAGTCAAATCAAATTTAATTAAGGCACGAGAAACATAAATAACATCACCTTCAGCATTCATATCTTTTCTGATCTCAAGAATCTCATCAAGTCCAGTATTCATACTTGAACTTACTTCATATAATGTTGTATCTTTAGTTGGGAATTCAAAATAATGCATTTACTTTCTCCTTTAAAAAATCATTCCTGCTGAATCACCAACTGCTCTTCCTTCTATATCTGTATTAGGATATCTTAATTCAAACATAGATGGATCCAAAGAAGGATACACTATACCATCTTTTGTTGCGTAATTTATATCATAGATATTTCCAGAATAACCATCGGCAGTTAGCCATTTATTAGTAATTAATACAGGATGTTTTTGAGGATTATCTTCTTTAGGTGGAACAATTGCTCCCACTCCATCTACCAAAGATATTTGAGATGCAAGTTCCGCAATTACAATTGGTTGATTTATTTGCCATCTATCTACATTAAAAAATTCTTTAATTGTTTCTATACATTTTAAAGTTATTTCACTTTTATTAAATCCTCGTCTTGCAATAAAAGTAAATTTAACTCCAAAATTAATAATCCACGCATTTTTAATATTAATAGCATCTGTTACTATTCTATATTGACTAAGATATGTTTTAAGATTTTCTTTAATAGCAACATTAAGTTGAGTAAGTTTTTTATTTTCATCATATCCAAGTGTATATAAATTTAACGCCATTGGATTTGGAAGTTTTTGAACAGCTGAATTCAAATCTTTAATTCTAAGTTGTTCTAAATTTCTTTCATCAACAAAAATACCTGAACCATCGGAAGTCTCTTTTTGCATACTTGGAATATTTAATTGTTCATCTTGAACAATATATGCCTTTGCCACTGCTCCATATTTATTACCCATCGCATAAGTTCTTGTAATATAATCTTCCTTTGTTACTGCCCTACCTTGTGCCTGAAAAAATGCTAAAGCATTGTTTTTAATTTCGGCTGTAGATTCTGCTGATTTTCCTCCAGTTGCTGGAGTTGGATTAGTTATAGCAATAGAATTTAAAGTTGAAGCAACTAATGTTTTATCAAGATCAGCACTTTCGAATGTAGTAGAAAGATTGGTTATTGATGATACTGTATTTGCTGCTACATTATCACCTATACCACCACCATATGAATATTTAATAGTAAGAGTTGTATTTGCTGGTGCTTGACCATAAGCCTTTGTTTTTAAAAAATTTGCTGGATCAAAATATGTATCAAGAAAACTTGGACTTCCTGGTAATGCAGAACCAACCGAATTTGGATTTGGAACTATTTCTTCATCTGGACTGTCTGATATACCAGAACCAAATCTTAATTCTGTTGAACCATCCTGTACAATGTAAGTAACAAATCGTCTTGGTGTCTTTTTTAATTTTAACAAATAGGGAACTGTATCATTATATTGAACTAAATCTGGGTCATTAGCGGCCGTATTCTCTACATCTATAAATGTAGTATCTTGTGCCAAATATGGTATTTCGTACCATGTATTACTATCGCTATCGGTTACTGAAATTATTTCTATAACATTTGGTTCTGCTAATTTTATTCGTGGATATGATTCCGCCGTACCAAAAGTAAAATCTTCTGATTTAACAGTTCCACTTGATACTCTCACACTTTTCTTTAACAGATAAAAAGATGGAACTTTGGTTGTTTGATTAATTTCAAATACGTCAATTGTTAAAGGGTCAAACGAACTTGAAAATTTAAAATTGCAATCTTCTCGTGTTCTAAATATTGTACCATTAGTAGAAGTTAAAAGTGTTCCTTCATCAACAGTTAAAGAATATCTCATATCTGGTCTAACAAGTACTCCAGTTTCAGTAGCTGGAACTGTTTGGAAAACATCAACCGTAGTAAAAGATGGACGAGTAACTTTTGGTTTATATCCGTATACTTGAGCCATTTCATAAATAGTTTTTCTATCTTCTGCATAAGCCAATAACATTTCTTTAAATTGACTATCTACATAATATGAAAGAACATCACCTACATATGATGCCATTTCTATAAACATCATACCAGGAGAGGACTCATTAAAATCATTATAGGTATTTGGATAATAAGTTTTTGCAAACTCTATCAAACCTTCTCTAAAAGCACCAAAATCTTTATTTAAATATCTAACATCTTTTTGGACTCTTGCCATTTTATTTCTCCACTAAATTACTCACCAGTAAGAAAACTCATAGTTATAGCTTCATGAACTTCTGGATTCATTGTAAGACTAAATTCAAGTTCAATATTTAATTGATTAACTTCTATTCTATCTGGTTCAACCACAAGTTTATTAACTAATACATGAGGCAACCATTCTGACATTGCCTCTGATATTTTCTCTTCTACATTACTAATAAGTTGATCACTCATTGGTTCAAACAAAGTTAAAAATATATCTGCACCAAAGGTAGGCTGGCCTACTCTTTCACCTTTATTTGTTAAAAGTAAATTTCTAATATTACTTCCTGTTTGTGTAAGAGTACTTGATATACCAGGAAAAAACCCATTTATATCATCATGTTGCATAGGTAATCCTAAACCAATAGTTACATCTGGATCTAAATCTAATTCTAATGCACTTCGTGCTCTACCCATTTTTTACTCCGTTATGGACGAAAACTATTTCCGCCACCTTTTTTCTGGTCAATTGCCTTCATAACTGCTGAATAATCTCTTGTTAATGCATCTTGTACATGGTCAGGAACTTGGTCAACATTCACTCTTGCGTTTTTAATAGTTTGAACTGCTCCAATATCTCGTTTCTTCTGTTTTACGGTTTCAGTAGTTGCTACTCCTGGTGGTGAACCTGCTAAAACATCATTTATCTTACTCGAATCAAATGTTCCATCACCTAAAGTTGGATAATCTTCATATCCCC